GGTTAAAATGTCCGCAGTAGTCCTTGAGTCTTTGGCAAAAGAGCCAAGTGATAAAGCAATCACAGCCCCTAACCAATTTGCAAAGCAGTTGAAAGTAGAAAAAGTAGACAGGTATAACAGCCTTCAAAGCGCATTTCAAAAATTAAAAAACAAATAAAAAAATGGCACTAGATTTATCAGGATTAACTAACTATGTGAAGGAGAATGAATTGCAGTTGACTTCTGCAGCCATCTTCTCTGCAAAAACCGCTTCTTTGATTGAAGCACTTGGTAATGTCCAGGTGGGTATCAAATCCGCTGAGACTATCAACATCATGACTACCGATGCGGTATTCCAGGCAGGCGGTACTTGCGGATTCAACTCTTCAGGAACTACCACTATCACACAGCGTACTATCACAGTAGGTAAAATCAAGATTCAGGAAAGCATCTGCCCTAAAGCATTCGAGGCGAAATATACTCAGAAGGCTTTGAGAGAAGGTTCTACCTATGACTACATGGCATACGCTGCTGAATACTCTGCGCAGAAAGTACAGAGAATTGGTGCTGCTCTTGAGACTGCTATCTGGCAGGGTGATACAGCATCTGAGAATGCTCAATTGAACAAGTTCATGGGCTTTGGTACTATCATCAATGCTCTTGGCTTCGGTGGTACAGGTGATCCAATCAATGGAAACTCTGCTCAGGTAACTACCTTGACTACCTCTACTGTGATTGCTGCTGTTGACGCGGTATTCGCTGCCCTTCCTGCTGCCCTTTTGGACAAGGACGATGTGGTTATCTTCTGCGGTAATGATACTTTCAGAGAGTATGTTCTTGCTTTGAGAAACGCTAACCTTTTCCACTACCCTGTGGATGCTGCTAACATGGAACTAGTAGTGCCTGGCACAAACGTGAAGTTGATCGGTGTTAACGGATTGAATGGAACTGACTACCTTGTAGGTCTTTCTATGAGCAATATGTACCTAGGTACTGACCTTTTGAATGAGCAAGATCGTTTCGAGTTGTTCTATGCAAAAGAGGCGGACGAAATGAGATTCGTAGTTGAGTTTAAACTAGGATGTCAACTTGCCTTCCCTGACGAAGTAGTATTCTGGAAGAAGTACGTTGCTCCTTAATTCAAATCACGGGTAGGGGATTCACCCCTACCCTATTTTACTAATCTTTAAATAAAAATAAAATATGGCTTGCGCATTAACTCAGAACTATACCCTTGACTGCAAAGATTCTATCGGTGGTTTGAAGGCAGTATGGTTTGCAGCCGTAGAAGATATTGAATCATGGACAGGTACTGCCGGAACTTACACCGGTGTGACTATGGATTCAGGCAAGTATTTCTGGAAGTATGACCTAGTAAAGGAATCTTCCAACTTTGCTGAAGCCGTAAATACCAACGTTCAGAATGGTACTGTATTCTACGCTCAGACCTTGGAGATCATCCTAAATAAATTGCAAGTAAATACTCGTAACGAGATCCTTCTACTTGCTAAAAATAGACTAGTTGCTTTAGTTCTTGACAATAACGGAAAGACTTGGGTACTAGGTGAAGTGAATGGACTTGATTTGACCGGTGGCGGTTCAGGATCAGGTACTGCATTTGGTGATCGAAATGGCTACACCTTGACATTCACAGGAAACGAGAAAGAACTTGCTGCCCTATTTACTGGCACTCCTCCTGTAGATTAATATTTGGTTTGTTGTTTAGATGTGAAAGCGCCTCCATTTTGGGGGCGTTTTTTTTGTGTACACAATTCTAGTTTTTTCTATTTAAAGGTATGGTGATAATTGAGAAGGGTGCAAATAGCGTGATCTATATAGCCCTATTTGATAAACGAGAAACGAGCAGCAATTCCTACACCTTTTTATTTCAGCATGAAGTAACAAAGGAGGAAGTGACTTTAAACCTAACCGATGTGAGTGATTTCAAAGATAGATACTCAGAATTCGCAATCAGCGAAGCATCCTTTACAAGTAGCACAGTAGGCTTTTGGCGTTACTATGTTACCCAAACGGGAAGCGGTGCGGATGTTATTGCTACCGGTAAAATGGAGTTAACTGCACCTAATCTTTCTACTACAGGAGTGGTAAGATACAACGGCTATAATGGTACTTATAAGACCTATACAACAAGCGCATGATAAAATTATTCAAGTTTGACCAAGTGCCTCTGCCCGTTTACAAAGAAGTAAAAGGGAAAGAATACGTTTACTACGGGGAAAAGAATGACTACCCTAACTACCTTCTAAGGATCTACAACAATAGCGCAAAGAATAACGCTATTATAACAGGCAAGGTAGACTACATCTGTGGCAACGGATGGACTGTCAAGGCAGAGGATGAAATGCAGAAGGCGAAGGCATTCGGCTTGATTGATCGAATCAACACCAAGGAAGAAAGCCTTAATGAGTTGACTAAAAAACTTGTTACCGATTTATCTATTTTTGGAGGGTACTACCTACAGGTAATCTGGACAAAAGGCACGGGTGAGATTGCAGAACTTTACCATGTTGACTACTACAAGGTTAGAACGAACCTAGACAATAGTGAGTTTTATGTTTCAGACAATTGGATTAAGAACGATAACGTCAATCCAAGACCTGATTTTGAGACCTACCCTGCATTCGATCCTAATAACACCACAGGCACACAGATCCTGTACTTTAAGGAATACAGAGCAGGGGCAAATACCTACTCGCTACCTGATTACAGAGGGGCTATTTCCTACATTGAACTAGATATTTCAATCGGGGAATACCACCTGAACACCATAAACAATGGTATGTTCTCAAGCAAGTTAATCAACTTGAATGGAGGTAAGGTAAGCCAGGAGGAAGAGGATAGAATCGAAAGACAATTCAAGGATAAATTCTCAGGATCAAAGAACGCAGGTAAATTCATGCTTGCTTTCAATGATTCAAAAGAAAACGAGCCTTCAATAGTAGACCTATCGGGTACTGAATTAGACAAGCATTTCGACCTTTTAAATAAGACTGTACAGCAGGAGATTTTTACCGGTCATAAGGTGACTAGCCCTATGCTTTTCGGAGTAAAAACAGAAGGGCAACTAGGAGGAAGAGCAGAACTTAGAGAGGCATCTGAACTATTCCAGAATACCTATGTAAACGCAAAGCAGCAAAGCCTTGAAGAGGTGGTGAATTACCTTCTGAAGTTTAATGACATAGTAGCCGAACTTGAGATTAAGAAAACTGAGCCGATTGCTTTCCAATTTAGCGAGCAGATTATTTCTACTAACATGACTCAGGACGAGATCCGTGAAAAGTTGGGACTTGCTCCAATCGAGAAGAAAGAAAGCCAAGGATCACAGGATATCATCAACTCTTTGAATAGCCTTTCCCCATTGATTGCTACCAAGGTAGTTGAGAGCATGGATGTAAATGAATTGCGTCAATTGATTGGCCTACCTGTAAGGACTGATATTACTACTCCAGAACAAATTGCTACAGAACCTGCTGCTGCTTTCTCTGATCACCTCCACCTTGAGTGCAGTATCTCAGAACACGATGCAGACATCCTTAAAAAGTTTGAAGGCAAAGGGGTTTCAAAGGACAAATTCAAGGTAATTGAAAGTTCAAAGATGCACTTCTCAAGCATGGAAGACTTCATCAAGCAGGATCTATTTGCTGAGTATCAATTGAATGAAGTGCAAAAGAAGATCATTAACCAAATCAAAAGAAATGATGCGGTGACTATCCCACAAATAGCGAAGGCTGTAGGGATTGATGAGGCATCCGTGATATCAAGAATCAATACCTTGATAGATGACCAGGTGCTAGTAGAAAAGATCTCAAGAGAAGGCTTGATTACTAGATCGGTAACCCGTACAGGAGAAGCGGCTATCAAAAGACTTGAGCCTGTAACTTCCTTTAAGGTGCTTTATTCATACGAGTTAAGACCTAACATTCCAGACCTAAAAGAAGGGTCTCAATCAAGACCTTTGTGTGCAGAATTAATCAAAAGAAATTTATTCTTTACAAGGGAAGAAATTCAAAACTTATCCAATCAGTTAGGCTATTCGGTATTTCAACTTTGTGGTGGATGGTATACAAGACCTGGCACAAACATAAGAACACCTTATTGCCGTCATGAGTGGAAAAGAAATGTAGTAGTAGAAAAGACATCATAATGAGCGCAAATGTTTTAATGATATCGGAACAATCCTTCAAGGATTTCACGGTAGCCTCCGCAAATATTGACCTGAAGAACGTCACTCAGGTGATTAAGATGACTCAGGATAGGTATATACATCCTATCTGCGGGACTGCGCTTTATGATAAGATACTCTCTTTGATCGTGGCAGGTACTATAGGTCAAGGAGGTAATGCAGTCTACAAGACCTTGCTAGATAGTTACCTAACAGATACCCTTTTCAACTATGTCCTAGGTGAATTGCCAATGGCTATGCAGTACAAGTTTGTGAATAAAGGGGTAGTAAAAAGAAAGTCTGAGAATATCACAGAGCCTACATTCGCAGAACTTCAAAGCATTTCTCAGTACTACAAGGGATATGCAGAATGGTACGCAGAAAGGGCTATCAATTACCTATGTGCTAACTCTGAGCAGTACCCTGAATACTTGAATCCTGGGTCTGATGTGACTACTATCCAACCTGTGAGCAATCAGTACAAGGTGGCAATCAATCTAGGCCGTGGGGACTATGAAGATCACAGACCATACAGCGAAAGATACCAAGGCAATCGATACAAAAAACCATTCTAAAAATGGCTTATTCTAAAAACGAAAAAAAGTTAAAAGAATTTCTAAGCAAGCAGCATGACATTAGTAGACCTAGTCAAAAAGTTAAAAGCAATCCAAGAAGCGCACCCAATGATCCGAACCTTCGGAGAGGGTGACATCTATGACTATGTAGATAATGGCGGAGAGATT